CTTTTCATGTCCGCACTCAGGGCAATCGTAGTAGTTTCCCATATATCCCTTCTCTCTCTATCTCAGTTGGTGGGTGGGTTACTTCAGGCCCTTGGTAAGTTCGCGTATGACACAAGGTGGGTTGGCATTTCCAATGCCGTGTAATCTTTTGGCAGCCCAATTACCGCCTCGGCAAAGGATGGATTCGTAAGCGGCGCATCGCTCGGGGATGTCCTCAACCCGTCTGACATCCTTCCACGCATCCGATTCTGGCTGCCTTTGTATCTCGAACGGGAAGAACCTGCGCCATCCGAAGCCCCCAAGGTGGGCAAGAATGTATGCGCGGGGGCGATGGTGGGGGAAGCCAACGGTTCCCGCGCCCACGCAATCCCATTCCGAATCATTCCCGATGGAGGCCAGGGTTCCAAGTATTGTTCCCATATCACGGCTCCTGTTTCGCTGAAACAACGCTGCCACGTTCTCCAAGAGCAAGTACTTTGCTCCCACCAAGCGAAAGCAGTCAATAGCCTCCCAGAACAATCCCGAACGCTCTCCGTCTGTACCTGGGGCGGCTGTGTGTGCAAAAGCGGCGTTGCTAATGTCTTGACATGGGAATCCGCCAATGACTCCATCAATGCCTTGTGCAAAGATTTCACGCACCAACTTATCGGTTTCGTCGGGTAGTGTTTCTTCAATATTTTTCTTGCCCATGGGTCATTCTCACAAAATCCGATTACTTCATGCCCCGCTTGCTCAAGCCCCAGGGCGTAGGCTCCAATCCCGCTGAATAGGTCAAGCCATTTCATCACTCACTCCCTTTCAGCGCAGCATCGAGGGCGGCTAGTTGTTCTTTAGTCATCATGGCTGGCGGGTTATCTGGTTTCTGTGTCATTTCACTTGCTCCGCTTTCTCTAGTTTGCCGTTGATGATGGTGAGTTTAAAAGATTTGTCCCAATGATGTGGGTTATAAACGACCTTCCACTCACCATCGTCCAAACCTAAGTACACCTCCTCCACCACAGGCTTAGGCGCTTTCTCGATGCGGATTATGTCGAGTGGGTGGGTTCTGCCATGATAAAAAGTGCCATCATCCAACCAAGCATCAATCAAAAGATTAGCTAGAGATAATCCGCAGTCATCATAAGCCACCAAGCACCCGCCATCGCGTGTGAAGCACTTGTCGCCAGCTTCAATATCGTCACGGTTAATCATGGGTTTTCTCCTTCACTATTCGCCCGCAGAACTTGCACACATCATGGATATAAACTTTCAGAATCATGAGATTCCGCAGCCCTTCCAAGCTAGTCCCTTGCGCTCGCTCTACGCTGTAGCCAGACGGGATTTCGTTATATCTAGGCTCGAAACAATGCCCGTGCTTTTCGCAGTTGTGCCGAAAGATACTCATCTCCCATTCCTCCCCTTCCAGTTATCCACCCTCTCACAAGCCGCCACCTGCTCGACCTGATTGATAGGCAAGTGCTTGCTTGGGCGGGCCATGTAGCTGTTCCAAGCATCCTTACCCATCACATGCCCAAAATCGTGGTCTGTGACATGCGCAAGCGTTGCCAGCAATGCACGGTCTTTCTCAGCGTCCGACAAGGTGTTGTTGCTTTCCTTGGCGTACTTTCTTATCTCGGCATAAAGCCAATCAGCTCGGTTCATCTCGACCTCCTAAAAGCATCATAAAGTTCACTGAAAATCGCGTACACGCCTAAAGCTGTGATGACGACAGCGGCCCCTATCTTAGCTGATTCAACGCTACGGAATTTCATACATTCCCCCATGCTTGCGGTATTCAGCTCGTAAATGTTCGCTCCATATCCTATCCCGCGTGCGATACATCACGTCACGGCGCTCTCCTTGGAATAACGTTTGGATTTCTTCCTGAGTTAGGGTTGATTCAGCGGCTAGTTTGTTTTCGTTATCCATGACTATACCTCGACCACTTCTGGGACAAAATCATCCCTAGCAATCAATTCGCCAATCAGCATCATGGCCTCGTTTACAGTTTCATAATTAGGCCAGCCGCCGTACCAATTATCAGAGCCGTTATCACGAGTTTGCACCGAAAACTTCCCACCCCATGCAGTAACTACGCGGTATTCTTTTTTGCTGCTTTTCATAATAACCCCCTAATACGTGCCATGTTCGATGATGTCGCCGTGATACCCACACAGCTCAACCTGATATTTCTCACGCGATACTTCTTCGTAATCTTCATCAATAGCTACAATGTAGAAATCCTCGAACGCTTCCACGCCATTAGGCAGACGGTCATGCTTTCTTTCGGTGAAAGTATCGGCTGCTTTTTTAGCTTCATCGACGGTGTGATGGTCATTCAAGACCACGCCATCATGTTCTAGGTTATACCAAATGATTGTTGTCATATTTGCTTCTCCAGCTTTGTTGCCGCGTGATTGCAGCTAACGGAAATTACTCTACACTATAGGTTACGCCATCGTCAAGTCTATATTTGAAATGCTTGTAAGAAACTTTTAGCAGGTCTGGATTGAGCTTAATTACCTTATCAACAAAAGCCCCATCCTCCGCAATCTGCAATGCCCGTCCATATACATCGTCTGGCTGTGTGCCTAGCTGAATCCAGCGCAACAAGTTACGCTTGCTTACACCAAGTGCATATGCGTAGTCATTAGGTGACATGCCAGATTCGGTTAATAGTTCGCTAAGTGTCATCGTATCACTACCCCCACGCTAGCAACTCTCCACCCATACTTAGCAGCCAGCTTGCCAGCGATTATCTGCGCTTGGTTAATGTGTAATGCACTTACATGGTATGGCTTGCCATGCTCGTGGAAGTGAACTTTGAAGGTGAGGCGGCGGGTCATTTGCTAAACTCCTTTGGTAAATTATTCACCATCAAAGCGCCAAAATTATCTACCAACCAATAGTATTCTTCTTGGTCAATTTCCTTGCGCTCCTCAACCCATTCCAAACATTTCTCGGCATGGGCTTTAAATGCTTCTAGCGTCATGGTGCTCACCGTATCCCCCACATTCCCAAAATGTTAAAATAAACCTGCCACGCTTGCGTTTGCAGTTGGTGGTATTCGCGTAAAAAATGGTTCATGTTAATACCCCTGATGCATTTTGTCGTAAGTTACATATTCTTTTAACACTCCATCACCGCCACAATTATCGCAAGCTTTTGGCTCATCGTGTTGCTCGTAAAAAGGCTTATGGCAAAAAACGCATATTTCACCTTCCGCTATTTTATTTACTATTTTTTGGTTAAGGTGCATCACTTCCCCCGTGTCATAGCTGTTAAAAAATCAGGTGCAGCCACAGCATCCACAAACTGCTGATTCTTTGCCACCTCTTTAAGCACCATAGCGCGGCAGTTATCCGGCGTGTGCTGATAGGTCAACGCTGCGGCTGTCATGCCACTGGCAATGCCTAGGGTGATGATGGTGTGTTTGATTAGTTTAAGCATTGGTAGCCTCCGGCAATATAAATTTAGCTTTCCATGATTCCCACGCTTTTGTCACAGCTCCGGAACCAACAAACATATCGTGCATGACATCTTCTGGTCGAGCTCCAACCAATTCAAATGCCCAGTGGCATACTGCCTCCGGCTTGGCGCCCGTTAGGCCGCGCTTCAGCGTAATGCTTTCCTGAATCCAATCCCGATTTATTTGCCGCTTGCTAACCACTGGTTTGCGGGCAGGCTTGATAATTACTGGCTCCCAAGCATAGGCAACGGGGACGTTACGCTTAAAAGCGGCAAATCCTTTAACCCATGAGCACCATCTAGCGCCGGTCTTCTCAACCAGCGGCGCAAGAATAGCCATAGAAGTTGGCGTAGCAGATGCGTGTAATATCCATCCGTCGTAGGCGTATTCAAGTTCTTCAATAAGACGTTTATGGTCAACCTCCCCAGCAAAATCTGGGTGGTCTTTGTATAAATGCGCGCATCCAATATACGGCGGGTCTGCGTACCCAATATCTTTAAACATTTTGCGCCTCCGCATCTTTAGCAGCGTTATACGCTTCAAGAACTTTTTGCTCAACGTATGGCGGCAATGATTCCCATGTTTCAGATGGGATATTGTCAATCAGCAATTCTAATGCTTCAAATAATTCTTGATAATTTTTCATTTTATCCCTCTCGGTTCTATCCCCACATAATCGCGGGTGATTTGGCGTTTATAGCAGGTTAGTAGGTGGGTGTCAACTAGAAAAATGAGCCTTGTTCAATTTTATTTTCGGGGGGTGAAACGAACATATCTGGTTGGGCGTATGCCTCGCGGATGCGCTTGCAAGCTATCTCGAAATACTCAGGCTCACGCTCGATGCCGATAAACTTGCGCCCCATTTTCACGCAGGCAACTCCTGTAGTTCCACTACCCATGAAGGGGTCGAGAATGGTTTGTGATTTGCAGAACCCAATACTCCATTTCATTATCTCTATAGGCTTTTGAGTGGGATGCTCCGCCCTTAAGCCGCGCTCACTATCCTTGAAAGCGCCGCACCATTGATGGTGGATAATTCGCGTAGTCCCTGTGGCGTTAGTCCAAGCCAATTCGCAATCAGCATAGCTATTATTGCCAGTTTTTTTATCCCATATAAGAACGCCTTTTGATGCGCCCATAACGTCAGCAAAGTAGTTGCCGCCCCAAACAACATACTCCTTGAACTGAGCCAGCAAACGCAACAATTCATCATCTGGCCTGAAATCCCACTGCGCGGCTTTATCATCAATCGAATATATAGTTTCTTTACCGAACATTTTGCCATCGCCGCCAGTATGCTTAAAAATCCCATACGGCGGGTCTGTCACCACCGCATCCACCTTCCCCAGCGTCGGCAGCACATCCATGCAATCGGCAAGGTAAAGGGTGCAGTCGCCTATATGTTCTACCCTACTCATCAATCGCTTCCTCTAACACTTTTTCCTCGGGTTTGGCCTCAAGATACGCTATAATCGCCAACCCGCACAGAGCGTGCTTCCACTGCTCGATGCAGGTATCCTCGGTTAGCGTGCTTAGGTTCTGCTCATGGTGGCACTTTAGAACGTGGTGCAGAACATGGTTAAGCCGCTTTAGCGGGTCTGCGTTCATCCAGCTATTAGGGTCTAGTCCTTTAGATAAACGCTGAATCTCACCCGCTGCCAATACCTCTGCCAGCACCTTATGCACTGCCTGATACATGGGCCAGTAGTCCTCGCGGCATACCGTGACGTATTGTTTTATTTCTGGCATGGTAACTCCATTAAGCTCGTGCAAGCATGTTTATATAAGGCCATAATTCGTTAGGCTTTGGGTAGCCGCATTCTGCAGCCGCCAGCAGCGCGTCAGCATCATCAAGCAAGTGAATAAAAGCATAAGAATTTTTATTTTTTAATAGATAATCATACAATTCCTCTTTGGTCATTGCTTTTCTGGAAGTCATTAGCCTAATCGCTCCCCAATCGTGTGCGGTATATCCTAAAAACATTTCCATTCAATCCTCCAAGGTTAGGGTTGGTAGTGGGCAGTATTTAGCTGCATAGTTTTCCATGGCCTATCCACCTAACTATCAACTGTCTGCTATTTTGGGGCTTAGATAGGCTGCCTTACTCTTACAGAACCCGAAGCCACTACCATAATCAAAAAACGGGACGGCTTTTACCCCGCCCCTAGTTGCACAGAAGTAGTCCACTCAGTAATTTCTTTCTTAGCCTCACTTAATCCCTTGCTCACTGCATAATGTGTGTTGCTTGCCTGCAACTTGGGAATATATACCTTTTTATGCCAATCCACTTGCGATGGGCTTATTCTGCTGTTTTTGTTTTTGGTTTTTAGCTCATGAAAAAACACATGCAGGATATCATCCTTGCGTGCAAAAATCAACAAATCCGTAATGCCAACAACAACACCCATCTCGATATTGTGGCGGCTGTTTTCGTTCAAAGTCGCAGTTAGCATGTAGTCTTTGTAGGTTTTGTTAAACCAATCAACTAACGCTCGCTGGATAGCAGCTTCTACTCGTGTCATAGTGGTGCTTCCCCTAGTAAATCTTCAAGTGACTGTTGTGGTTCATCTGCCCAGTGATAGCGGATTATGCGTGGGAATTCCTCGCGGTGGTCAACAGTTATCCTTACTGGCTGATTTAGCTTCTCGGTATGCCATAGCAAATCATCCTCGCTATATTCTTTCGGGTCACCAATTGTATTGCCGCGCTCGTGAAAAAACTTTTTGACTTTATCAGTAACAAAGCTGCTTTCGTGGTATGGCAACAAAAAGTCTGCTACAGTGCCATACTTTCCAAAACCGCAATGGTAGCTCACCACAATCATGCGGCTACCCTTTTTGCTGGTTTTGAATTTGTAGCTAACGTCGCTCACATCATAGTCACAAATATCACCTGCTAGCTTATACTCTCTAGTGTCGGCCTCGTATTTATGTGCAACTTTCGCAATCTCGCTAGGTGGAAACACATAGCCGCAATCTGGGCACTCTTTGGCAAGCGGCTTGGTGTATTCCTCGCACTCTGGGCAAATCTTCCCGTTCACCTGTTTTGATTCCTTACGCGACTTCTCACGATACGGCTCACCCATGCCGCCATGTTCAGCAAGGTTGCCCGCCATATCAATCAGCAAGCAGTTGGTTTTACCTTCGTCTTTACGCACGCCACGGCCTAGCATTTGCTCCCATAGCGCTTTACTCTTGGTTGGCCGCAAGCAAAAAATTGCATCTACGTTCGGCGCATCAAATCCCACAAGGAATATTTCGCAGTTAATTAGATAACGCACGTTGCCATATTCATGCTTAAATTGCCTAACCGCCTCGGCGCGCTCCGCATCGCTTGACTTGCCACTTACCATCACCGATTCAATACCGTTAAGCCTCAACGCATCACGCAACAGCTCGCCATGCCGCACGCTTACGGTAAAAATCAAGCAGCTATGGCGGTTCGCACCGTAACTCATTATGGCTTTAATTGCTGCCTCAATTAGTGCGGGGTCTTCCATCACCTCGGCAAGCTGGCTTTCGACATAATCACCCAACTTCACTTCCACGTCATCAAGGTTTGGCACACAATCAAGCAGCAGCTTATTACTAATCGGTGCTAGGTAGCCCATCTCAAGCAGCGCCGGATAGTTGATTTCGTAAATGATTTCTCCCCAGCCAAGCTTGCCGCCTTTTAGCCTGTATGGCGTAGCAGTAAACCCGCATACTTTCGCGAATGGATGATTGTTAATCAGCTTCCAATACATGCCATCTTCATCGTTATTCGACATTAGGTGGCATTCATCCACAAATATGTATTGCCAATCGCTCACCACGCCATAAATCGACTGGATACCTGCAACCGTAATCGGCTTGCTTATATCTTTCTCGCCCAAGCTTGCTGAATAAAACCCAACTTCGCTTGATATCTTCTCGCCCGTTTGTTGCAGCAATTCCTTGCGGTGTGCAATAATTAATATACGTCCTGATTTAGCATAATAATCGGCAAGGCTTGCAATGATGTGCGACTTACCGCCACCCGTTGCAACAACGACAATTGCAGGAGTGTCATGGTAATTAAACCATGACACCACCGCATTGCATGCATCTTTCTGATACTGTCTAAGCATTAGAACGGCGCATCCGATTTGTCGGCTGGAAGATACTTCTTAATTTCAGTGCGGTCTGGGTCGTTTTTCTGCGCACCCACAACAACACGCAACACACGCCCCTTCAATGGACTTGTGCCGCTAACTGCTTTACCAGTAGCATCGGCAATCCGCTTGATGTTTTGCTTGGCAATGTTGGCCGTGGTGACGTTTTCATGCTTCGTTAGAAACCAAACCTTGCCTGTTTTACCCTTGAAATCACCTTCCACAATTTCAAAATTAGCAACAAGGCCACGGTCTTTTGCGTCCGCTTCCTCGCCAATAATCATGACTTTGTGCTCACCTACTGGCAAACCTTGTGCGTCATATTTTACTTCGTCGGTTGTTTCAAATCCATAGTCAATAGTCATTTGGTAATCTCCTTAGTTAGATGGTCATAAGAAAGCGGGATTTCTTTACTCAACAGCATGCGCCCCCCGCCTGTATAGGCTGCGCTGCCACCTGCCAAAAACACTGGCTTAGGTTCCGATGTCTTGCCATCCTTACTTACGACAAAACTGTAATCTGCAAACAACACAAGGTCGGCCCACTCAGTAGCCTTAGCCGCCGTTGCCTTGCTCATCTTTAATTCATACTTACTATATGGGTCTTTTGTTGGAAGGTCGATTGTCTTAATCGCACTGTGCGCAATCAAAAGAGAAGGGATGCTCTTCTTTTTATAAATAGCGTCCAGCCCACGGAATACACGAATCACGCAATCGTCAACCATCGCTTGCCCAGCGCCATAAGCATAGGCTTTATAAGCGCGGTCGCTTAGTGGCGCGCCATGCTCTTTCTCGATTTTATCTTTCGCCAAGCTCTCAACCCAATCGAGCGAATCAATAACCAATCGGCCAGCCTTGAAGGTTTCGCTGTCGTGGATGTGTTTCAGCCAGCCTAGCACTTCTTCAAACGTGTGTAGCGCAGGAGTCGAGCGCACCTCTTTCCCGATGTATTGAAGGCCATCTTCTACGTTGATAAAAAACGCATCAGGGAATTGCGCGGCGAATCGGCTCTTACCAATCTTAGGCACGCCAAACACTATTATCTTACTTGGCATTTCTTTCGATGTGCCTGTTTTAACTTCTGTAAATTCCATTACTTCTCTCCTACTAATTGAATGTGCGTGTTTTCTTTCATAACGTACCAGTTTGCTTCTGGCCTGTTAGCAAGTATTTTGCGCTTATCAGGCTCGCGCTTAATGCGTGCGTATTCATCGGGGAAATCACCCAGCACGTCAACTACCTGAGTTTTCTTAATGCGGAAGTTTTCGCTTTCGATTATGCCGTTGCCAGTCATATAATCAAAAACAGCTTGCTCAATATCCGCAAGCAACTTTTCTTCGCGGTTGCGTTCTAATTGCAACTGTAGTTGCTTTTTCTTTACAGCTTCAACACGCTCACGCGCACCGATTAGTTGTTGGAATAGGAATTGTTCTTCATCGTCATTTGTCATTGTCATTTGTCCTTTCGTTATTAGTCATTGACGCGATGCACAATATCGTGCAAATTGCACATAGTCAACAAATAAAATGAGGTATGTATGAAAAAAAAGAAAAATCCTTTCGCGCACTTGGAAAAAGAATACCCATCTTCTGAAAGGTTCTTTTTTACAGCCGATTCATGGCTGGCACGCTGGGTGCATTATAATAGCGACAATCTCGGCTTAAAGCCATCCGAATTTATAAAAATGATTGTTAACAAAGCTGTTGACGCTGATTATCGCAAATCATTCAAAAGGACGAAATAATGTTCGCAAAATTCCTCGCACAAAATCTATGCGTCATCCCTTTACGCAAAGGAGTTCCACAAGTTGAATGGTCGCGCTATTATGACGCAATGCCAACTGAAGATGAGGCGCGCGGATGGGATGAAGCTGGGCACAAGGAGTATGCTTTACTTTGTGGTAAGCAATCTGGCGTTATTGCACTTGATATAGATACCGATGATACGGCCCTTTTTTATGCGATTGCGGGAGAAACTCCATTAAGGAAGCTGGGTAGCAAGGGCTTCACCGCATTCTATCGTTACAACGGTGAGCGTTCACAGACATGGGGTGGATTGGTCGAGCTGCTAAGTGACAAGCGCCTAACTACTATTCCACCAAGCCCGCACCGAAAAACTGGCATCTCTTATGTGTGGCTTGACGGTGATTCATTCGACAATTTGCCAAACATAAACCCCGACTTTTTCACATTTATGGATGCGAAATATCCAAAAGCAGCAAAGCGCGCTTGGGTTCCCCCTGTTGAGTATAATGATAAAGTGGAATTACACGAAGCAGCAGAAATGCTTGATTACATTTCTAGCGATTGCCCGCGTGATGAATGGGTGCAAATTGGCATGGCGTTGCGCGATGAATTTGGTGATGCCGCAATGAACTTATGGCACAACTGGAGCCAAAAGGCGGGGCGCAGATATAATCACAATGACGCACAAGCGGCGTGGCGTTCGTTTGGTGGGCATGGTGTAACCATTGGCACGCTTGTTTATTTAGCAAAGCAAGGTGGCTGGTTGCCAACTAAAGCAGATGAAGATTCGGGGTTTTCGGTAGATATTAGCTATATTTTCGCCAAAAAGCAGCCGAAACCAATTGACCCTATTAATGTTGGCGGCCTTGTAGGTGAAATTGCTGACTGGATAACTGAAACAGCAATACGACCGCAACCAGTTTTATCACTTGCCGCTTCCCTCGCTTTCATGGGGATGCTCAAGGGGCATCGCGTTCGTAGCGTAACAAACCTACGCACTAACATGCTAATCATGTCACTTGCTCCAACATCTGGCGGCAAGGAGCATCCACAGCAATCTATTGACCGACTGGCTGAAGCATGCGGATTGGGCAAGCACCTCATGGGAAGGCCGACTAGCGGCACTGGGTTGCTAACTGGCGTTCATAAGTGTGGTGGGGTTGCTTTGCTATCCATTGACGAGCTTGGCCGATTCATGGGCAATATTAGCCTTAAAAATGCTGGTGGTTTCCAGCGCGAAATAACTGACTACATGGTTGAGTTGTTTAGCGCAGCCAATCGCACGTTTCGCGGTAGGCAATACGCTAACGAAAAACAAAACCCGCAAGTGATTTTACAGCAGCCACATTTTTGCTGCCTTGGCTCAACCGTACCAGAACGCTTGCGCGCCTCACTTAATGGAACTGAAATCATCGACGGATTTCTAAACCGCTGGCTTGTATTTAGCGCACCAGACCGCCCAGAAAAGCAAAAGGGCGTGAAATTTGCGCCACCGCCTCAACAGTTAGTTGATAAAATAACCTACTGGATGGCTGAAAATCCTACGATGTATGACAATTATGGCACGCCAGAACCCAAAGAAGTTAGATTTACGCCAGAGGCGCTTGACGTACTTTCGGCTTTTGAAAAAGAGGTGGAGGTAAAGATTGATGAGCCGCTTGGTGATTTATACGCTAGAAACTGGGAGCTTGCTCAAAAGCTGGCCATGATTATTGCTGATACAGATGTTGGCTTTCCAGAAATGGATGCCGCAATTAAAATTGTGAAACAATCGAGCTTGCAATTAGCTGAGTTCGCAGGTAAGATAACAGATACACAGCACGAAGCTGATTTAGTCTATCTTTTAGACATTATCCGCAAGTGGCCTAACATATCACGGAATCAATTAACGCAGCGCACTCGAAAACTATCACAACGCACTCGTAATGAGATTCTAAACCAGCTGGTAGAGTCTGGCGATGTGGTTCCAAGTGGTGAAGGTAAGAAAGTTACATTTGCTGCAAGCGTGTAGTTATAATTTACACGCATACTAAATTGAAAATCATGAAGAAAATGACAAACGTGTAGGTTTTGCACCTACACCCCCTATAAATACGACTCTATTTAAGGGGGGTATATACTACACACTTACACGTTTCTATTTTTTATTATTAATTACAGTTATTTATCCGTGTAAATTATTAATGCATTTTTATGTTGACGTGTAGATTCTCTTTTGCTATCCTTACTCATCAGCCGCGATGATGTGGCGATGAAACCCGAGGGGGGGATTTTATGAACTGGGGCAATGTTTACATAACCGACAAAACTGGCCGCAAGATGTTTGACACAATGGCATCGCCAATGAGCATCATGAGCGAAGTTAAAAACCTAACTCGCCACATCGAAAATGCCCGTAAGTATCCAGCGCAATATAAATTCATGGATATTGCCACCGCGCAGGTGATGGTGGATGGTGAGCCATATGGTGCTAAAAACGATATGAGCGACGATGAACTGCTAGAGGCGTTGGGGGTGTAGGATGTCACATAGAGGTCAATGGGAAAGAGCAGGCTTTCATGTCCCGCTTACTACTGAAACTGTAAGAATTCTTTGTACTTATAATGATAATTCTTATTGTAACAAAGACATGGAATATATTTTTTTTGAAACTGATGGGCATTTTAAGGATGAAAAGTGGCACATAGGAACTGTTAGATTTATTGCTGAAACAATCCAAGAGGCTGAACAAAAATTAAAGGTGATGTTTTGGCAATACAAAACCCCGCATCCAAAATATAGCATAGAAAATGAGGTGTAATTGTGTGGCCGATAGAATCAATGTATAGTTTTAGCATTTACAGTAAACCAGAAAACCCAAGCACGGGCAGCACGGTAGCAGGCGGGGTAGCTAACTCGCTGGGTGGAGTCGATACCACCTGCCCAACTTGCGGCGACCATGACTGCCAAGGCGGGCTAACATGTGAAACGGGGGATGGAGCATGACAACCAATCCAGCACACAGTGAGCCACAGGTTAAGCCGCAGGAGAATGAGGTGATGAATGAGGAAATTGTAATTAAGCGCATTATGCCAATAACACGTGAGCAACGCATTGCCGCAATTAACGTTGATTTACCACAGGGCCAATTCTACATGGAGCGCGATATGACGCTGGCACAGGCGCTAGAGCTTTACCCCAATAAAACGGACGTCGCATGACAAACCAACTCCTCACCGACCTAGCCCGTGTAAGGGCGCGGTTTCAGCTTGAGGCGATTATGAAGGCGATGGGTGTGAATCAGTCTGATATCGTTAGGCTTGACAACCAGCGCAAGTATAGGATAAAATAGCTTGAAAAATACAAAGGTTTGCAAAAATGGCTAAGGGAGTCACTAATAACCCTAATGGCAGGCCCGCAGGAGTGCCTAATAAGGCCACGGCGAAGGCTAGGGAGGCCATAGCCGCATTTGTAGACGGAAACGCTCACAGGCTAACAGAATGGCTTGACGCTATGGCCAATGATTTAACCGATGATGATGGCAAAGTTATACGAGCTGGCAATCCAAAGGATGCATTCCAGTGTTTTCAGTCTATTGTTGAGTACCACATCCCCAAGCTTGCCCGCAATGATGGCACTCAGAAGCACGAGGGCGATGTACAATTCACGGTAAAGTGGGGTGAGTGATGCTAATCGAATCCAAAATGGCTTGCGTTAGCACAAAATATGGGCCAATCTTTTGGCGAAGGATTGCCGCAGAACTACATTATGCGCTCCCGATTAAATATAAGCTGAAAACTACATACCACGGGGTTAGGGGTATCAAGAGTGAGAAGTTTTAACCTACAAAACGGCGGCTACACTTTGGTTACAGATAGAACGCCCGATTGCTGGCGTGAGGCCATGATTAGCGACGACGCTTTTGATGTAATACCGCATAATTGGAAGTGGAGCGATGTAGCGGTGGCTTTAGGTTTATTCCCTAGCAAGGGCCAAGCAGCTAAGAACGGATGGGGCGGTGAGTTTGTGCTGGGGTTTGATAGCCGCAAAACTAAGAAGCACGGTACTATCTGGGTGACAAAGGCAACTGACCATATCATAAAGCTACACGAGAGGGCTAAGAGGCGTGGCTGAACTCCGCATCCCTTATCAACCCCGCGATGCGTTCAAGCCGTATCATGCGAATACTAAGCGATTCTCTGTCACTGTAGCACACCGCCGAGCTGGAAAAACAGTCGCCCGCCTGAATCGTATCATCAAAGAAGCCGTGACTTGCACCAAGTTGAACCCTCGCTTTGGGTATATCGCGCCCTATTACGTTCAGGCAAAAGAAATCGCGTGGCAGTATCTCAAGCACTACACCGCACCACTGGCTCCCTTGGGGGTTAAATACCACGAGGCAGACCTATCCATTACCTTTGGGCACAATGGGGCGACGATTCGCTTGTACGGGGCAGAAAACGCAGAGCGTATGCGCGGGCTGTATTTCGACGGCATCGCACCCGATGAGGCTCAGGGCATATCCAGCGCCACGCTGCGCACCGTCATCTTGCCATGTTTGGCTGACCGTCAAGGCTGGCTAGATATATCTGGCACGCCTAAAGGCTGGAATAACCTGCTTGGTGAAGTGGTGAAGATAGCACAGGAAAACCCAGACGATTGGTTTTTGCAAATACTCAAAGCCAGTGAAACAGGCATCTTGCCAGAATCTGAGCTGGCAATGCAGCGCAAGCTAATGAGCGAAAACGAATTTTCCCAAGAATATGAGTGCTCTTTTGATGCGGCAATTACTGGCGCTGTGTATGGCAAGGAGTTGGAGGTTATTCAATCTCAGGGCAGAATAGCGCCGAATCTTTACGATAAGAACCTTCCCGTGCATACCGCATGGGATTTGGGTTACAGCGATAAAACGGCGATATGGTTCTGGCAACGTGTGGGCATGGAAGTGCGGTTGATTGATTTCTACCAAGCCAGCTTCGAGGCGGCCCCGCATTTCATTCAGGTATTGAAAGAGCGTGGCTACAAGTACGGGAATCACTACGTTCCACACGATGCGGCAAACAAGTTAATGGCAGCAGGCGGCAAATCAATCATAGACCAGCTACATGCTGGCGGCATCAAGACGCGGATTGTGGCGGCTACCACACAAGCCAACCAGATTGAGGCTCTGCGGTGGGTCATGCGCAACATGTGGATTGACACTAAATGCGACATAGGCATCCAACACTTGCGGGAATACCGCTACCGATGGATTGAAGATAAGCAATGTTTTAGCGATGAACCCCGCCACGATGTAAACAGCCACGCGGCTGATGCGTGCGAAATCATTGGACAAGTGCTCCGAAAAGAGGTAAAACAGGAATCTCCACCAAAGCCTCGGTTTTTGGAAGAAATGACGTTTAATGAGCTTTTTGAGTCGCATGAGCGCTCGAATTCCAATAACGGGTGGATTTAATGAAAGAAAAACTGCAAACGAGTGGGCTGGCTTTTTGGGTTGAGCATGTCAACACCTACGAGCGCGAATCTAAACCTTGGGAATCACGCGCTAAAAAGATTATCAAGCGCTATAAATCAGCCAATAACGACTTAGCTTCTGCTGATACAAAAGCGCAATACAACATTTTGTGGAGCAACGTGCAAACGCTGCATCCTGCGCTGTATGATGGCACACCTACCCCGAATGTTGACCGCCGCTTTGAAGATGACGAAGAGGTTAATACAACAGTTGCACAGATTCTTGAGCGTTCGGCATCGTATTTTGTAAAAACAAACGACTTTGACGACTGCATGAATCAGGCGGTGCTAGACCGCTTACTTGCTGGCCGTGGAACCGTATGGGCGCGGTATGTACCCAACTTCAAAGATGTGCAAATATCCGGCAACGAAGAAGTGCGTGGCGATGGCGTACAGATTACTGACGATGTGGAAACTGGCGACGATGTAGAGCAGGAGCTTTATAGCGAGGATGTGGTTCTTGACTATGTGCATTGGTGTGATTTTGGTCATAGCGTAGCGAGAACGTGGCAAGAAGCGCGTGCTGTATGGCGTAAGGTATATCTCAGCAAGAAAGAGCTAGAAGATAGATTTGGTGAGAAAGCCAAGGATGTGCCGCTTGATGCCAAGGCTTTAGGCAAAACAGAAGATGACACGTCACAGGCTGCCACGAAGGCGACGATTTACGAGCTATGGGATAGAGTCACTAAAAAGGCGTATTGGTTCCACAAGGATATTGAAGATTTCTTGGATGTGCAGCCAGACCCTCTAGAGCTTAGTGGATTTTACCCATGCCCACGCCCTATTTTTGCGACGCTGGCTAACGACTCGCTGATTCCTACCCCTGACTATGTATTGTACCAGCCGCAAGCTAGAGAATTAGACACGTTGACGGCAAGAATTGACAAGCTAACCCGCGCCCTCAAGGTTGTTGGTGTGTATGACAGCAGCGCAGAGGGTGTGCAGCGCATGCTGTCTGAGAACGTGGATAATCGCCTGATTCCTGTTGAGCAATGGGCGGTATTTGCTGAAAAGGGCGGCCTCAAGGGTGTAGTTGACTTCATGCCTATCGAGATGGTAGCCAACGTATTGCAGGGGCTTTATCCGGCGCGCGATAAGGTCAAGCAGGATATTTACGAAATCACTGGTATTTCAGATATTGTGCGTGGCGCTACGAATGCGAATGAAACTGCTACAGCCCAGCAGATTAAAGGGCAATTCGCCACCCTGCGCTTGGATAACATGCAAAAAGAGGTTGCTCGATTCTCGCGTGATTGCGTGAAATTAATAACTGAGATTATTGCCGAGCATTTCTCGCTTGAAACGCTGAAGAATGTGTCGGGTGTTCGGTTGCTAACACAGCAAGAAAAGATGATGGCAGAGCAGGCCATGCATATGCAGCAGCAATTTGCGTCTTTGCCGCCTGAGCAACAGCAGATGGCACAGCCTCCAGCTCCGCTGCCTGAGCATATCCAGAAAATGCTTAAAAAGCCCACATGGGAAGAAGTCGAGGCCGTGCTGCGTGAGAATGGGGCGCGTTGCTTCCGCATTGATATTGAAACTGACAGCACGATTAAGGCAGACCAAGAAGCTGAGAAAGCGGCTCGTAGTGAGTTCTTGACGGCAGCGGGTGGGTTTATCCAACAAGCATCGCAAATCCAGTCGACTGAGCTTCAACCGTTGCTCATGGAGATGCTGGAGTTCGGCGTGCGTGGCTTCAAGGTTGGCCGTGAGTTAGAAACCGAGTTTAAGGTTGCCAAGGATGCGCTAAAAGCTAAGTCTGAGAATCCATCTCCACAACAAGACCCGATGGCAGCAGAGCAAATGAAGCTTGAGGCAGAATCTACGCTTGAGGATAAGCGACTGGCAGCAAATGAGCGTATTGAAGCTGCTAAGATTCAATCAAACGAGCGAATTGAACAGATTAAAACCCAAGCAGATGTTGGCAAGCATAGAATGACCGTTAAGGCTTCGGCAAGCCCTGAAGTTGCTATGACTGACGGCGACTTGAATGAAGGGCAAAGCCCGCTGTTGGCATTGGGTCATATGATGCAAATGCAAGGCGAGCAAACCAATCAAGCGTTGGTAGCGATTGCACAGATGCAGGCACAGAATCAAATGCAGCTAATGGAAGTATTGACTCGCCAAAAGACTGTAAACGTGCGCCGCGATGCAAATGGGCGCATGTTGTCGGCGGAGGTTAATTAGTGCCTATACGCCATACAACAATTGCCACATTCCCCGATGAGCCAAGCGCGGAGATAAATAAAGCAGAGTGGAACGCAGACCACACCAACCCTGATATTGCGGATGTAACAGGTTTACAGGCTGCGCTTGATGCTAAAGGCGCATTAACCACCGTCGAGAAAGAATTAGGCAGCGTCCCTAAAATGGCTGGCAAGTTTACCATTGCAGGCACGGGCCTAACGATTGGCAAGCCTGTTAGCGTTATGAAAGCTGTTGGCCCTTATACAGGCAAAGGCACAAGGGCTGACGAGGCTGAGATGGATGCAATCACTGCTACGGGCGTGGTTACATCGGCAACAGAGATAACCGTGTACTGGAATGCAGCGACGCGAGTTAAAGGCAATGTAAAATTTAATTATTTTGTAGGAGCGTAAAATGGCTGTAATCGAAGGTGGTCTGACCGCCAATCTAGCTGAGGTGGATGCTAATAATAATGTTCAGGTAATCACGCCAACCGTTTTAAACCAAACGGGCTATATGGTGATGGCTGGTGAGAGTCATGACGGTGGTGCTACGGGTTTACCCGACCCAGTGCGACGCACCCTTAAAGTAACTCCAGATGGACGCTTGCGTACTGGCGTTGACCAAGTGCTGTGGGAAGACACATTCAACCACACCATCGTTGACACAAGCGCGTATCAATGTGTTACTGCAACCGCAACCCTCGCCCTGTCTGGCGGCTATTTGGTGTTTAACTCCGGCAACTCGGTTGCTTCTGCTGCTGTATCTCGTGTGCAGACGTATCGCACATTCCAATTGTCGGCATCTTCGACTAATGAAGTTGTGTTCCGTATTCGCTTTAACGTCGGATTACAGGCAAACTCCACTGCTGAGTTTGGCCTAGGATTCGCAGCGACAACCGCGACCCCAACTGATGGCGTATACTTCAAGGTTAACACCGCTGGCGCATTGCAAGGCGTGGTAAACGTAAACGGTACTGAATCCACGGTAGACTTGGATTTCATCCCCGTAGCTGGTGAAAACAACTTCTACCGCTTAGTGCAAGACCAAGACCAAGTTGAGTTCTATATCAACGGGCATCTGTACGGCGTGAAAGAAATTGCTAACACTTCGGCAGCTACCAGTTATTCACGCGCCCTGCCTATACTAATGCGTTCCTACAACGCTGCTATTGTGTCCACGGCTTTCCGCATGGAAGTATCTGACGTTGCGGTGATTGGACGCGACCTTGCTAACAACCGTTTGTGGTCAACCTGCCGCGCTGGTATGGAGCAATCCTCGATTAACAACGCACGGGGCGCTGCTGCTGGCTTCACGGCAAACTACGCAAACAGTGCTGCGCCTACCTCGGCTACGCTATCAAACACGGCGGCTGGGTATACTACGCTCGGCGGCCAATTCCAATTTGCTGCTGTGGCGGGTGCGGAAACTGACTATGCGCTGTTTGGCTTCCAAGTAACTGCGCCTTCAGCGGCGGGTGCTGGTAAAAACCTAGTAATTCGTGGCGTGCGTATTGATACAATGAACCTCGGTGCTGCTGTCGCGACAACGGCAACCGTTCTGCAATGGGGTTTAGGGGTCGGCTCAACCGCTGTATCACTCGCCACGGCGGATTCAGCAACGGCTGGTACAAGAGCGCCCCGACGCTTGACGCTTGGCGTGCAGTCGTTCGCAATTGGTGCTGCTATTGGTTCGGTTGCGGCTCCCGTCGATGTGAATCTTGATGCTCCGCTATATGTCGCGGCTGGTACGTTTGTGCATGTCATCCTTAAAATGCCAGTTGGCACTGCAACAGCTTCACAAATTATTCGTGGGACGGTACTGATTAACGGCTTTTGGGAATAATGGCTGGTATATTCAGCAGGTTTATATTCAATAACGCCATATTCAATACGGATGGTGGCGAAACATCCGCAACTACGGGCGGCGTTGCCGATTACAGGCGTTACCAAAGACAACTCCACGCGATTGGCAAGGCAGCGGAAAAAAGGCTTTTTAACAAGATTGAAAAAAAGATTGTTAATCTAGCTAAAAATGCGCCTGCACCGATTGTTGAAGTTGTAGAAGAAATTAAGGAACAGATTGATTTTGCTAAACTAGCGCAAGAGCAATCACAAGAAATTGCGGTGTTGTTAAACGTTCTACTGCAAAAACTTGACAAATTAGTGGCAGATGCTCTAATGCTTGAGCGTCAGCGCGAAGATGAAGAAGAGTTAATCCTAATTATGGCGGCGATATGACAGCTTTTACTTTTGACGACGATGACAGGATTACCACTTCAAACGCTGCGATAGCGTCATATTCAAACGGGCTGCCGTTTGACGCGGATGGGTATTTGGTTGTTACTGATAGCACGTCTGTTCCGGCTGGATTCCAAAACGGATGGCCTTTTGAATCAGATGGTTCGATTGCGATTGATAGCACTGGCACATTAAGCACCACGCAAAACGGGCTGCCATTTACGGCATCTGGCAGGATTATCGCTGATTCGTCTACGGCAGTAACAAATTGGGTGAATGGGTTGCCGTTTGGGACTAATGGGGTGGGGTTTGCTCCTTCATTCATATCACCTAACGCCGAATGGCGCTTGCCCATCACCAACTCTTATGTTTCTAGCGGCGACGCGACTTGGGTAGCTGCGATGATTGCCAGCGGCACGGCTAAGACCCTGCCGACAATGACTAGCAACGTGTTCCAGCCAGCATCAACATCGCGGGATTATTCGTTTTATGTTGGCGAAGTCGGCGCGGCTGGTGGGTTTATCAGCTTTACCCCGACAATTAGCGGCACTGGAGCGATTACAGCTACGGCTTATGAATCGACGGACTCGGTTGATGGCTCGGCTGGCTCAGGTTCGTGGTCGGCAAACTCGTGGACGTTATGGAAGCCAGCGGATGAAGCCGCTGCCAACGGTTATGGCGGAAGGGAGCAGCGGATTAACATTGCGGCAGGCCCAGCCAGATGGGTTAGACTAAACCTTACTACCCCAGCAGCTACGACTGTGCTTCCCTATTTTGGCGCGTTCCAACTTCAAGCGGATGGCTCGCAAGATTTGTGGGCTATGATGGGCAATTCTATCACCACATTCCCATATACGTCGCTAACTGCGCGCTCAGTTATCAAAGAGTTTTTCCCGAATAGTGACCCTATCGTTCTGTTTATGGCTCGCAGCGGGGCAAATTCTGCGGCGATTAAAACCAACCAAATTGACGAGCTAACCGGAAACGCTAGGTTCGCTGGCGTTCTTAACGTAATAATAGAGAACAGTTCCGGCGATGTGGCTTTGAGTGGTGTGCGCCCTTATGCAACTGACCCAGACCCAGATTATGTGGGCGACAGTTTCGAGAAGAACATAAACGCCCTAAAAGCTGAGTATGGCGCGGCGCATGTGTTTGCGAGTAACATACCGTTTGGCGACTTTACATCAAGTAACGGTGGGATTGTTCCTTATACAAACGGCGATATTTCAAGCGCGGATGGCAACCTGCCTTACAATACAAATCAGGTCGAGCCGAAGATGAAAGCCTTGCTGAGTAGTTCGAGCTGGTCGCCAACTTATGACTGCCCGATTAAAGATGACTATATCGGCATTGCATCAGATTTTTCTAACTATTTGTCTGACTGTGTTCACCCAAGCTCACCAATAGGCATTCGACGCTGGCGTGAAGGGTGCATCCCGTTTTTCAGGAAAGCATACGGTTTGTCGTCTGTTGGATATACGGCTCTTGACCAAACGGTGAGTTACGTTGGGGCAAAGGCGACATCGGCTAATAAAACAAACTTGCAAAACATATTTGACTTACTGGCTGCAACATCAGACCCAGCGGCTACTGTAAACCGTGCTGCGCTGCAAAGCCAGATTACAGCTATAACCACGACATTCAGCGACATCACACCCACAGCGCCGAATATCCTGCCTAATGATGCTGGCATTGCGACGGGTACGTTGGTTGCTCAATTTGATACAAGTGAGTTTACGAAGGTAACTAGGGCGTTGGTGGGCCATACTTCGGCATGGGTTGACCGCAAGAATGGCTATACGATGGCGCAAGCCACGGCTACGGCACGGCCTCGGCTGACACCTGAACAAGCAAACGGCGCTAAAGCGTTTTTAGATTTTAATAACGCGAACGAAGCTGTGAAAAGCATGAGCAGCACGGATGCTGGTCTGATTGGCTTAGTCAACTCGGCAGCCAGCGCGTTCACCATATTTTGTGTAGTTGAAATGCCTTCTGCTGCTGGCGCAGGTGGTGAGGATATTTTCGGGCTAGGGAGTGCCACGCAAAACTTCATTTTGGTTGGCGCGCAAATCAGTGCTTTTGCCCCTAGATTATTGATTGGCGACACTGGCGGTAGCGCATATTCGCTTATTCCTACAGATGCCAGCCTTGTTGCTGGCACTCGTTTCGCCTTTGCCTTCCGGCGTGACGGGGCTGGCAACCTTAAGTATTACCGTGGGGCGACGACAGCTACAGGAACAACGATACGAAACGGAGCTGTTACGGGCACTGTATCTCGCATTGGTCAGCGTGCCCAAGGTGGCGGTTCAAATAACTACACAAAGTACATCCATGAAATCGACGTATTCAGCGGGGCCATGAGCGATGCCGAGATTGGAAACGTGCTTGGTGGCTTGCGTGAGAAATGGACTGATTCATCTAAGACGTGTATCTAAGAGGCAAACTATGATTTATATGAACTGCGAAGAACCCGAACTGCTGAAAGTAATCAGCAAAAAGGATTTAGAATGGGCTGCTAGTGTAAGAATCCCTTATAACTCTAGCGGTGGAGAATGGGCAAAAAAGCACAGCATTGATAGCAAGATTAAAACTGCTATTAACAAGGGCAAAATCACCCCCATCAAATACGAGGAAATCAAACCTACGCGGTCTGTGCAAATCATAGGTGATTACATTGCAGGGCCTAACGGCTCTGTTAAGAACATGGCGGATGGCAAGGTTTATGATAGCAAATCAGCTTACTACAAGGCAGTGAAGGCGGCTGGCTGTGTGGTAATGGGTAACGATGCGCCCAAACAGGCTAAAGAGGCAGAATACAAGATTAACGAGCGTGAACTGAAGCAGGACATTGCTAAAGCGATTCAACAACTGGGAGGCTAATATGACTGAAGAAGTAATTGAGGATAACATTGCAGACGATATTCGCGCAGCTATGGGCGAGCCTGTAGAAGCTGAAATAACAGATGAACCGCAGGCTACGCAAGAGCCGGAAGCGACTGCCGAGCCTATTAAAGAAGTGCCGCCAGCCCCGCAATCATTGAGCGCTGAAGAAAAGGCAGAATGGGCGAACCTAAGCGACAAGGCGCGCGATATTATTTCTCGTCGTGAGCAGGATTATCACAAAGAGTTTACCCGCCAAGACAGTGAGCGTCTATTCGGGCGCGACCTAAAAGAAGTTATCACCCCTTACATGGCGGCTATCACTGCGGCTGGCTCTACCCCGAAAGAAACTGTGGGGAATCTTCTTAACACTGTTTACCGTTTGCAAAATGGTGACGAATCAACCCGTGCCGCCATTGTTAAGCAAATCGCCAAGGATTACGGCGTTAAGCTTGAGGGGATTAGCGACGGTGAAGAGTATGTAGACCCTACGATTGCAACGTTGCAAAACGAAATCCGTCAATTACGCGATATGGCAAATCCGCAAGTGCTTATGAGCCGCTTGACAGAGCAGCAAGAAGCTGCTAGGATTCAAGCTGATATTGCTGCCTTCGCTTCTAATCCAGAGCATGTGCATTTTGAATCGGTTAGACCTCTTATGACGGCTCTAATCACTTCAGGCCAAGCCAAGGACTTGAAAGAGGCATACGATATGGCATGTTATGCCAATCCTACTATTCGTTCCACGCTTGAGGCAAAAAAAGCTGCCGAGCAACAAGCGAAGCGAAAGCAAGAGATTGATGCAAAGAAGCGCGCCGCTTCATCCGTCACAGGTAGTCCAGCTACACCTAGCAACTCAAAAGTGACAAATCCCAAATCATCTGTCGAGGACGACCTTCGGGCTGTCATGGACGAACTTGAATCACGGGTCTAGGGCGTTCTGCTCCTAGGCTCTTAACCCTAGGAGAAAGAAATGGCTTCGCCAAATTTAGACGAAATCGTCACTACGACTCTTCGGAATCGTACTGGCAAACTTGCTGACAACGTAACGGAAAACAACGCACTGCTGAAGCGCCTTAAAATGCGCGGCAACGTAAAGCCCGTTAGCGGTGGACGCACCATTGTACAAGAACTCGAATATGCTGAAAACGGCACGTTCAAGCGTTACAGTGGCTATGAAACCCTGAACATCAACCCATCGGACGTATTCACCGCTGCTGAGTTTAACTACGCTCAAGCTGCTGTGGCCGTGTCGATTTCTGGCCTTGAGCAACTGCAAAACAGTGGCAAAGAGGCGGTTATCGACCTTCTAGGCTCGCGTATTAAAAACGCAGAGCGCACCATGATGAACAACATTGCTTCAGACTGTTATTCGGATGGTACGGCAGACGGCGGCAAACAAATCGGCGGCCTTGCGCTTCTGATTGATACCACCCCTGCAACTGGCACCGTTGGCGGCATTAACGCTGCAACGTGGTCGTTCTGGCAGAACATTGCCTCGACGGGTACGGCTGCAACCGCTGCTAACATCCAAAGCCTCATGAACGGCGTTGCCCTGCAACTCGTTCGTGGCACTGATTCGGCTGACATCATCATTGCTGGTAGCAACAAGTACAACTTCTACCTGCAATCGTTGCAAGCCATTCAGCGTATCACCTCGGAAGAGAGTGCAGGCGCTGGCTTTACCTCGCTGAAATACTATGGCGCTGGTAACTCGGCTGATGTGGTTCTTGATGGTGGCGTAGGTGGGGCTTGCCCAACCGATACCATGTTCTTCATCAACTCAAACTACTTGCACTTCCGTCCGCATGTTGACCGTAACTTTACTGTGCTTGGGCCAGAGCGTCACGCAGTAAACCAAGATGCTATGGTTAAACTCATCGGCTTTGCTGGCAACATGACGGTTTCTAACCGCCGCCTGCAAGGTGTGCTCACCAACTAATTTAAAGGAGTTTTAATCATGTCTTATATTCTTGGAATTGACCTATTGGCTAACGATGCCACGCCTAAATTTGAGGCTGGTTCGATTGGCCGCACTGACGATGGCAAACTGTACAAATATGTACAATACAACAGCGGTGCTGGCACCGTTGCGGCTGTCGCTGGTAACGTCGCCTACTACTACGCTCCATCAGGTGCGTCGGCTGGTGCAACTGCGGTTGTTACTTCTGACCTGTCTGACAGTGCGGGTTTAGGTGCTGGGGTTCTACAAACCGTTATCACCACTGGCCAATATGGTTGGGTGCAAATTAGCGGCCCTGCAACCATTACTCCGGCTCTGACTGCTGGTGCGGATGGTAACGCTCTGACTGCTGTAGGTGCAACGGATGGTACGCTTGACGTATCGGCGCTTGTAACGGATGCGGTTGTTGCATATGCGGTTGACGCTTCGGCGAAAATCATCATGTGTGCCTTCCCACAATAATCTGGTGCCTCCCAGATTGGGGGTGGTGAGGTAAAACTTGCCACCCCTTTCTTTTGTGTTATAATTGGCGCGAAAGAGAGGCAGACTATGTTTAACGACCCAACTTTGGTAAAGCGTGGAAACACCGTATTAGTGCAGCATGGCGATGATTCTGGCCTGTTTGTGCGGTTTTATAGCGACGCAATCCTTAATCAGCAGAAATCCGATACTGAAGGCCGCCCAATCTACGAGCAGGTGGAAATGTGCGAGATTCTATTTGCTGGCGACAACACAAAAACCAAGGTAGGCCGCGCCACTGATGGCAACCCTCCTTATTATCTTCGTTTCCCTAACCAATATGCGGCGTTCAAGCAGCAACTGGAAGTGGTGCAAGACGGCACCCCTATCGAGCATTGGCCGCCAATTACCAAGGCGCAGGCTTTAGAACTAAAGGCTATGAATATCCACACCGTTGAAATGTTGGCAAGCGTGCCTGATGTAAACTTGAAATGGATGGGCGCAAGACAACTGCGCGAAAATGCAAAAGTATGGCTATCTGAGGCAGATGCGGGCAAAGAGGCAATCCGCCTAAATAATGAGATTGAATCGCTCAAGATGCAAATCGAGGCTATGCGCAATCAAAACGCTGGTTTTTCTACTAGCAAAAAACAAGAACAAGTGTTACAATCTGACTTGCAAGCTCCACCGTTAGAGGAAGCGCCTGAAATTAAACCTATTGTCACCAAGATGCGTGGCAGACCTAAAAAGGTAGAAAATGGCGCGGACATTTATTCAACTGATTCAACAAGCGGCGAATGAAATAGGCATCCCTGAGCCTAGCCAAATCATCGGCTCGCAGGATGAACAAGCAAAACAGCTCCTTGCTCTTGCTCAGCGTGAGGGCAAGGACTTCTCTGTTCTGGCCAACAAAAATGGCGGCTGGCAGGCATTGCATGGCGAATACACGTTTACTACAGTTGACAGCCAGCAGGCATACACCATGCCAGCGGATTTTGAGTATTTTGTGCAGCGGACGTTTTGGGATGATTCCTATAAATGGGAATTGCTTGGCCCAATCACAGCGCAAGAAAAGCAAATCCTGAAATACGGGGTTATTGCTAGCGGCCCGCGACGTAAGTTTTACATCCGCGCCAATGAGATGTATTTAGACCCAATTCCGGAAACCACGGGCGATACGATTGCCTATGATTATTTCAGCAACGCATGGTGCAAAGACTCACTTGGTAACGTGCAAAAACTATGGACGGCAGATACAGATACATACCGCTTGGATGAAGATTGCTTTATCCAAGGGATTAAGTGGCGGTTTCTACGGGCCAAGGGTTTAGATTACAGCCAAGAGAAAATGGATTATGAGGCTGATTGCCAACGCGTTATGGCAAGGGATGGCGGTAATCGTGACCTACCAATTGCAGGCGGGACGTATGGCACTAGATTCCTAAGCATGGATAATGTGCCTGAAACGGGCTTCGGAGCGTAATGAAACCAACGGGACAGCGCGTATCTAGGACTTCTTCGTTGCAAGCCCCTACAGGCGGTTTGAACGCAAAAGACCCATTGGCGAACATGAAAGAAACCGAAGCTGTCACGCTAGATAACTGGTTCCCAACCCCGTCTAGTGTTGATATCCGCAATGGCATGGCAGAGCATGTTGTAGGGACTGCTGACCCCGTTGAAACGCTTTGCCTTTATAATGACGGGGTAACCCCTAAGTTATTCGCAGTGGCTGGTGGTGATATATTCGATGTTACGTCAGCAGGCGCATTGGGCGCTGCGGATGTAACTGGCCTGACAAACTCACGCTTCCAACATATCAATATGGGCACCGCTGGCGGGTTCTTTCTGCTAATGGTAAACGGCCAAGATAAGATGCAAGTTTATACTGGCTCGGCTTGGTATGCCGATGGTACGACAACCACTGTAACGGGGGTTGACACTGCTGATTGCGTTCATATCAACAACTTCAAAAATCGCGTTTGGTTGATTGAAAAAGACAGTTTTAACGCTTGGTATTTGCCAGTTTCAAGTATTGGCGGTGCGGCGAATGTTCTAGACCTTTCTGGCTTGTTCAAGCTTGGCGGCTATCTTATGGCAATGGCAAACTGGACGATTGATAACGCTTCAGGGGTTGATGATTACGCGGCGTTTATCACAAGCGAGGGCGAAGTTGCTTTGTATAAGGGCACAGACCCGAGCAGCGCAGCAACTTGGGCTCTTGTTGGTACGTTTCGCATGGGCAGACCTATTGGCCGCAGGTGTTTTTGTAAGGCTGGGGCAGATGTTCTGGTCGTTACAACGGATGGCGCGTTTCCGCTATCCAAGGCCTTACTAACTGACAGGTCGCAACTTAACCTTGCTGCTACGGATAAAATCAGTACTGCTTTCAATCAAGATATTCGTAGTTATGGGACAAATTTTGGCTGGCAACCCATCATCCACCCCGCGGGCCAAAAATTGATTGTCAACGTACCTTCGGCTGAGGCTAGCGTTTCTCACCAATACGTCATGAACACAGCACACGGCGCATGGTGCCGCTTTGTTGGATGGGACGCAATTTGCTTAGAGGTTTTGGGCGATAATTTGTATTACGGCGCGTCGGATGGCGTATACCAAGCTGACACAGGTAGTAGCGATAATGGCTCAGATATTCTAGCTGTTGGGCAGCAGGCGTTTAGTTACTTTGGTAATCGCACTGGAATCAAGAAATGGTCGATGGCGCGCTGTATCTTTACGAGCAATGGCTCAATTAACCCAGCTATTTTGATGAACGTGGACTTTGCAGAAAACCGCACTGCTGTATCTCCTAGCTACACAGGTGAGGCTGGTAGTGAATGGGATGTTGCGACGTGGGATGTTGCCTCATGGGTGCAAGGTGATTCTATCACGAAGCGGTGGCAAAGTATTACGGGAGTTGGTTACGCTGGCGGTATTCGTGTAGTGGCTCAGATTAAAGATATTACTTGTAAATGGCAGTCAACTGACTTTGTTTATGAATACGGGGCTGTGCTGTAATGCTGGTTTATGGGCGCGATGATGAAGTTGCGGAATGGGCCGGAAAGCAGCTAATGAAAGACCCTGAAGTATTTAAGCCATGCAAGGCGATAGGAATAGAAAAAGACGGGCGTTTGATTGCTGGGGTGGTTTATAACAAATACGAGCCTAATTTACTCATAGAAATGTCGATTGCTAGTATTGACAAATCGTGGGCAACAAGGCATAATCTAAAGGCATTGTTTGCGTACCCCTTCACCCAGCTCAATCTGGGAAGAGTGCAAGCATTATGTTCTGCCAATAATGAAGGGGTTCAAATGTTTCTCAAAAGATTAGGGTTTACTCACGAAGGTACGCACCCAGCCGCATATCATGACGGCGGGGCTGCTATGTCTTTTGGCATGTTAAAACAAGATTGTAGGTGGTTATAATGGGAAAAGGCGCACCAAAGGCTCCCGCAGCACCAGACCCAGCGGCAACGGCTGCGGCTCAAACTGCTACGAACAAAGAAACCGCATACTGGAACGCGGCGCTAAACAACGTCAACCAGATTACGCCGTATGGTAGCTTGACATACAAGCAAACTGGCGGTGGCCCACAATACAATATGGAAGCCTATAACTCGGCGCTATCTGCGTTTAACAATTCTGCTGCATCTGGCAATGTGGGTAGTAACAGCGCAAATCAATGGACGTATGACGGCTATAATTACGAAATCAAAGACGGCAATTTATTGCGAAACGGAACAAATATAGGTGTATGGAACCCTAATGCTATAGGCGCTGGGCAATATGGCGCTCCCACTGGCGCTGGTACTTCTGCTGGTGGCGGTGGGGCCACTATGCCACAGCTTAAAGATTTCTTGATTAGCGATGATGCGCCGCCGCAGTTTACCTCGACTATTGAATTAACGCCAGAGCAGCAAGCAATCCTCGACCGCCAAACTTCCAATCAGAAAGCGTTGGTAGACTTGGGCGGTGAGCAATTAGGGCGGATTCGTGATTCTGTCTCGACTCCGTTTAGTTTTGGCGCGTTACCTTCTTATGGCGAACAAGACCAGACCGCAGCATCGGCAAGGGCTGAGGAAGCTTTAATGTCGCGCATGAACCCTCAGTTTCAGCGCGATGAAGAGGCAATGAGAACGCGGCTTATTAACCAAGGCATCGGCCAAGGTTCACAAGCTTACAACACCGAAATGGAACGTTTCAACCAAGCCAAAAACGATGCTCGGATGCAGGCGGTTCTGAGTGGCCAGCAATACGGCTCGACTGAATTAGCGGATGCTTTGCGCCGCAGGAATCAAGGTATTCAGGAATACACCACGCAACGCAACGCGCCGCTTAACGAGTATATTGGGCTTACTTCTGGCGTGCAGGTTCAATCACCGCAATTTAACTCGCAGAACTATCAGGGGACTCAGCCTGTGGATTATGCTGGCTTGTTGAATAACCAGTATCAAGCACAGCTTGGGCAGTACAACAGTAAGGTTGCAAGCAATAACTCTACTACGGGCGGAATCTTGGGGCTTGGCGGTTCACTGCTTGGTTCTTTTGCGGCTCCTGGTGGATTATTCGGGTTTTCAGATTCTCGCCTTAAGCAGGATATCATGGAGATTGGCGAAGAAAACGGCCACAAGCTGTATGAGTTTTCGTACATTCCTAAAGTCAAGAAATCTGGGCGGTTTATTGGCGTTATGGCGCAGGATGTTGAGAAGTACATGCCTGAAGCTGTAATCGAGGTAGAAGGCTTCAAGGCGGTTAATTACTCAATGCTTGGCCTGCAAATGCGGGAGGTTGCGTAATGGTACAATTTTTCGACCCTAAACAAGAAGCTGAAATCAAGCGTCGCCGTCGCATGGCTGAGATGCTAATGAAGCAAGGCGGCCCCAAACCTACGGAAGTAATTAGTGGTTATGCTGTGCCGCAATCCGGCCTTGAACAACTAGCTAGGGGGCTTGCTGGTGGTATTGGTAGCTATCAAGCTGCTACGGCTGACAATCAAGAGAAAGAACTAGCGCAGAAGCGTCAAGAGTTGTTGGCTGAAGCATTGTCAAAAGGTAGCAAACAAGAAGCGGCTCAAGTCTTGGGCCAAGACCCAGAAATGGCAGGAACTGCTGTTAAAATGGCATTCCCCGATTCTTCTTCTCTGGGGGGGGCAACGGGTGCTATTGCAGATAGATTGATTGCGCAGGGTGTAGACCCATTACAAGCTATTTTGATTGCCAAATCTGGATTGGGCGCAGGTCGCACTTTCGACACTGGCAGCGGCATGGTTCAGCCTATGGCTGGCGCGCCTGAAGCTGGCGGGGCCATGAAGTATGGCGAAAAAATGGGTGAACAGCAAGCGGTATTGGCGACGGCCCCCCAAATTGAATCAGCTAAAGACAAAGCAAAATCTATGGCTGAAAAACAATCATTATTAAATGAAAGTACTGGGTTGATGCCGCAGCTAGATGCTACGGTTGATAGGCTTGGGAAATTAGCTGATAAAGCGACATACACATGGGCTGGCCGTGCTGTTGGTGAGGCTGTGCGCCAAACTGGTGGTACGCGGGAAAGCGATATAGCTAGAACTGAGTATCAATCAGAAATCGATAACAACATATTGCCTCTTTTGCGCCAGACTTTTGGTGCGCAATTCACTCAAAAAGAGGGTGAATCACTTAAGGCGACGCTTGGAGATGTTAATAAAGCGCCCGCTGAGAAAAAAGCTGTATTGCGTGCGTTTATAAATCAAAAGCAAGAGCAAATTAAAACATTGCAAAGGCAGACAGGGCAAACTCCAGCCCCGACTGACCCACTAGCGGCTGCGCGTGATGCAATCGCTAAAGGCGCGCCTCGTGACGCTGTAATTCAAAGACTGCAACAAAACGGCATTGACGCTACGGGGTTATAATGGTTTCGTTTGACGACCTCATTCCGCAACAGCAAAAAGCATTGCCTCACCGTGGCAGGACTGCGCTTGAGCAAGGCTTGCAAGGGGCTACTTTCAATTTAGCAGATGAAGTCTATAATAGGCTTGGCGCGGGCATCGCTTCCGCTTATACTGGTGAGAAATACAGTGATTTGCTTAATGAGGCACAAAACACCACACAAGCGCGCCTTAAGCAGCAAATGGAAGAACGCCCAGCTTTGTCAATCGGGGCGAATATCGGCGGGGCAATACTAACGGGAGGTGCTGGTGCATCAACAGCAGGAGGGGCGGCGGTTGCTAATAGCCTTCGCACGGGTGGACTCGGATTGCGTGCTGCAAAAGCAGCTGCACTCGGTGCCGCTACTGGCAGTGCCTCTGGCTTTGGCGCTGGAAGCGGTCTTGAAAATAGATTGGAAAGCGCGGGTGATTCGGCTTTGGCTGGTGGTTTGGTTGGTGGCGCTATTCCCGTTGTGGGGACAAGTGCTGGTAAATTAGCTAAAGGCGTTAAATCAGAACTTGACAGCCTAATGCCTAAAACTGCCCAATCCATGCAAGATTTACGCAAAGCTGCTAAACCACTATATGACAAATTCACACAATCTGGCGGCGTCTATTCAGACAAGCTGACAAACGAAATCGCTGACTTGGCGGATGCTGCTAAATCGCAGGGCATTGCTGGTAGCACTAAGAAAGCAGACGATGCTTTAAATGAAGCGCTAGATTTTTATTCTAGCTTGCGTGGTAAAAAACTAAGCCCAACAGACTTGCAGAAGCTAGACCAATCCTTTGCGGATGATATTGCTCAGTTTAACAAAGCTGGCAAGTTTAACTTTGGGCGCATTCTTAATAACCTAAAATATGAAATGCGCGATAGGGCTTTTGACCCTGTTAAAGCCGCGAATTACATTGAATCTGGCTCGGCAGGTTCGGTTGAGGCGCTAAAAGAAGCGAATCGCCTTTATGCTCAATCTTACAAAGCAGCAGACATTGAAAAGATTCTAGCTAAGGCAAAGGGGACTGAAAACCCACAAACTTCCATTAGGACGAATTTAAAAAACCTTCTTGCTAATGATAAGAAGATGAAAAACTATTCGCCACAAGAGCAAGCGATTCTTGAAGAGGCTTTGAAGCGTGGCGCTACTGGTGGGCTGGTAAAATTGCTTGGTGGCAGGCTTACTAGCACTATTGCAGGCGGTATGGCTGGAACTCCTATGGGTGTAGCTGGCACTATTGCTGGCGCTGTTGCAGGTAAGGCTGCTGGCGGCGCTGCTGCTGATGTAGCTGGGGGCATTCAAGCCAACAGGCTGCGTGGTGCTTTACAACAAATCCAAGGCGGAGCGACACAAACAAGCGGTGGACTTCCTGCTGTGCTTTCTAATCCTCGTGCAGGACAGCTTGCCGCACCAGCGGGTGCTTTAATCGGCGGTCAATCGCCTACTCGTATTGAGGTTAACCCTAATCAGCCGAATCCATACGCACAGGAATTGCCAGCGGTAAACCTACCGCAAATGGATTTTAATGACCTAATCCCCCAAACAAAAACCGTCATCGAGCCACTCTCGTACAACAGCGAGCAACCTTCGCTTATGGGCAAGATTAAGCAAGCGGAATCGGGCGGGAATCCTAACGCTAAAAACCCTCTAAGCAGCGCAAGCGGCCTGTACCAATTCACCGATGCCACATGGCGCAGTGCAGTCAATAAATGGGGCCGTAAATACGGCATTACGCAGGCTGATAAATCAAGCCCACAAGCGCAAGAAGCATTGGTGCAGGAACTAACCAAGGACAACGCAAGAATCCTTCAAGCGAAGGGTGTGGAGCCTACCGATGGGAATCTATATTTTGCACATTTTATGGGTGCTCCCGCAGGCGCTTCCGCTATTAAAATGCTTGGTACTGGTGCTATTGCTGCGCGTAGCTTTCCTTCGGCGGCGAAGTCAAACCCAACGATATTTTTCAGCAAAAACGGCAAGCCTCGCACGATTGACGAGGTTTACGAAATCATAACTAATAAGGTGGTGTAAGATGGCTTTCAACGGAAGTGGTGTGTTCCAAAGACTTTATTCATGGGTCAATGACGCGGCGGGTGGTATTAAAATCCGCGCAGACCGCATGGACAACGAGATGAACGGTTTCGCCACTGGCTTGTCTACTTGCATCACCAAGGACGGACAAACTACCGTTACAGCCAACCTTCCTATGGCTAGTTATCGCCATACTGGCGTTGGTAACGGTTCGGCGCGTGATGATTATGCAAGCCTCGCACAAGTACAAGATGGCAAAGCCGCATGGGTTGATGGAGGTGGCACGGCGGATGCAATTACTGCTACTTATTCGCCAGTTATTACTACGCTAGTCGATGGCCAGCTTTGCTATGTTCGCGCTACGGCGGCGAATGCTACAACCACGCCAACATTCTCTCCCAATGCTTTAACTGCAAGAACTATTGTTAAAAATGGTGGTTCGGCATTGGCCGCTGGCGATATAGCAGGCGACGGCCACGAGCTAGAGTTGCGTTATGACCTGACGAACACTCGTTGGGAATTGCTAAACCCAAAGGCTCCAACTGTAGGAGCTACGCTTACTGACCTATCAACTAAGTGGACGGCTGCATCTGCTTCTGGTTCGGCTTCTTTGCAGTTTCATGAAGATACGGATAATGGCACAAACAAAGCAACATTAACTGCCCCAGCTTCTTTGGCAGCGGATGCGACTATTACTTTGCCAAGTGCTACTAGTACGCTTGCAACGCTAGCTGGAACGGAAACACTGACGAACAAAACGCTAACAAGCCCAGCAATTAATGGCGCTACCATAGACACAACAACCACAGGTGTTACGCAATCGGCAGGCGATAATAGTACAAAACTTGCAACTACTGCTTATGCTGATGCTGTGGGCCCAAAAGCGTTGGTAAATTTCAATGGTAACACAGGAACCATAAACGCAGATTATAACGTCACAAGCATTACAAAAAATGGCACTGGTGATTATACGATTAACTTTACCAACGCTTTACCGGATGCAAACTACATTTATGCTTTTGGTATGAGATACGATAACGCTTCTGCGGATACAACGACGGCAGTTGTGGCATGTAAAAACACTGTTGCTCCAACAACCACTGCATTGCGGATTGTAGTTGTAGGAAACCTTTCGGCTACTTTGTTTGACGCGCTTTCTATCAATGTGGTGATTTTCTGATGATGCAAGACATCCGCAGTAAAGCCGTAGAGTTACTCGCGCTAATCGACGCGTTAGATACTACGCCTTCTAACTGGATGCACACACTAAACGGAAACAACCCGTTTTATGATGCTGACTTTGCTGGTGGTAAATATTACGCAGCGGGTGCAGAGCGTGCATCGTTTGCTGAGTTTATTGCCAGTGCAGGGTTTACGGGGGCTTATACTCTTGGTGCGCATGGGTTGACGTTTGGCAATACCCCTATCGTTGCCACGAGTGATTTTAGCACTTGGAATAAAGCTAACATCGTATTTACACCGAATAATGCAATGGCGGCTGACGGTACGATGACTGCATCCACGATTGCGGATAACGCTACGAATGGTTTTCATGAGTTATTAAAGCTAGTAAATATAACTCAAGGCGCATCCTATGGTTTGGCTATTGATGTTAAAGCTGGCACTTGCACAAAAGGCCGCTTATGGTTTGTGAATGCAGCAACAGGCTTTTACACTGATTTTGACCTTGTGGCTGGTACGACTAGCGCGGCAACGGCTTTCGGCTCCACAACCCCCATTACATCGAGCATTGCGCCATTAGCAAACGGAGTGTATCGCATTACCGTTGCTGGTATTGCGGGTGCATTAACGAGTGGCAACTTTGATGTTCTGCCACGGGACAATGGAATCACCTATGCTGGTACGGGTAAATTGTTCTCGGTATCGAATGCACGCATGGAAGCACTGTCGGCGAAAGCATTGGTTTCAAACATCACAGCACCCACGGCAATCACGCGGGTGATTCATGCTAAAACAGCGGATTGCTTGCCGACTGATTTATATCAAGTCCTGCACCACCTCGACAATAATGTGAACACCACAAACGGTTATAGTGACCTAGAGGTTTACCGTGGAGTAAATGGTAACGTGTTTATTGAATGTAAGAAACTCAGCACCACGACGGTAAGTGGGATTATTGACCTTGGGCATATTCCAAACAATACCGCGTTTAAGATTTCTTACACCGCAAGCGCAGCAGGCTTGATTGCTAGTTTAAATGGTGGCCCTGTAGCAACATCAAACATTGCCGCATGGCCCACTGACCTAACGAAGAACCGATTAAACGGCAACATCTCGGCGGGCCGTGCATGGGGCGGCTCACTGGCTCGTGATACGTTATTTTTTGGCATAGCGACAGATTCACAACTTCAATCGTTGAGTGTATTATGAATGAGCATCACAATACTGCAATTGAAACTGTCCGCATTGCTGGCGCTGCTGTGGGTGTTACGATTTACGGCATTACTCTCAATGAGTGGGTTGCTGTTGTTACACTAATTTATCTGGTAATTCAGATAGTCATCTTGACCCCAAAGGCTTTTTCTATTGTGCGTGGGTGGTTTAAAAGATGAAACTTCGCCTTGATAGAGACGTCAAAGCTCCAGATTTCACGCTGGGCAAGCTATACGTTAATGGGGTGCAACAATTTTTCACTGTTGAGGACGAGGTGCGCGAGATTAAGGGCGTACCCGTCGAGGAATGGAAAGTAGCTGGTGAAACCGCAATCCCTGTAGGAACCTATCGGGTGATTGTAAGTTGGAGCAACCGCTTTAGAAAGCACCTGCCTTTACTGTTAGATGTGGAAGGGTTTAAAGGCATCCGTATCCATGCTGGCAATACCGAAAAGGACACCGAGGGCTGCATCTTGGTAGGAACCAGCCGTACTAAAGAAGGGGTGGCTAACAGCCGTTATGCCATGTCATTGCTGCAAACCGCTATCGAGGAGGCTAGCAAGCGTGGGGAAGTTGTCACCATCCAGATTAGCTGAGTTTTTTGAGGGAGGGGATGGCCGATTAAGCATGACTCGCTTAATTGTGTTTCTGACGTGGCCTCCCGCTACATGGATTGTTTTAAAGCAGCATGAACAATTAGCTAACTATTTAGGCGCATATGTGATAGGATATGCTCTAGGCAAATTTGCAGGTGAAGGCAATGCTTCTACAATACTGGAAACCCCTAGCGATAGCGTTAGCCTTAATGACGGTGTGGACGCACGGGAATCTGACAGCCAGCCGCAAGTGCGAGCGAGAAAAGCTCATAGCAATAGCCGAGGAGGTAAAGCGAAATGACGGGATTACCAAAACGCTTGAAGCTGATTTGGCAAAAGCTAAAGCTGCCGCAGTACGCGCTAGAAGCAACCTTAATGCTGTGCTGGCTCGTGGGGACTATTCTTGTATTATTGCTCCTGACGGGGTGCAGCTACTTCGCGACACCGCAACCAGCCATACCCGCTAACCTTGCTGTTTCATGCCCTGACGTTACACCGTTTGATGGCAGCACGTTAGGCGACCTGATGGCGTACACCGTGGATTTAATCGGCCAGTATCACGAGTGCCAATCTAGGATGGACGCTGTTGGCGTTTGGGCTGACAGGGTTTAGCATTCTTCCACACCCGTTCTTTGTGGCAGCTATAAGCGGCTTGTAAAATAATCGTACACCCACAGCGGCAAGTGCTGTTTTCGTTTACAATCTTGCGTAGTTCTGAGTTCTCTTTAGGTGTGTCTACAGGCCAGCTATGAAAGCAAGCAGCGCATTTAAGGTAGGTTGTTTCTAGCACTTATGCCTCTCGATAAATGCCTTAACCTGCGCCTGCACTTTAAGCTGGTCATCCATCCTGTATAGCTGGCGATTCCGTTGCAAGTCTAGCAACCTCACGGCTTCCATCACTATCAACCGTTGCCAGCAATAAATCGCTGTAGTTGCTAACAATGCGCTGATTACCATTTCCATTCTTATGACCCCAATGCTTCCAATCTACGGTTGGTATTTTATGATGCGGTTTGTGCAGTTTCTTAGCCACGGATGTATCTCCCTAAAAATAACGCAAGTGGCACTGATAGGGCAAGCCAGATTGTTAGGTATTGCATCACTTCACCCTCACTGCGCCAATGGCTATTAGCGCGTCGAGGGCTGTCATCATAAGTAGCCTTTGACATTTCCATGCTTCCCAAAAACATGCTTTAGCAATAATCTCCACCAACTCCTCGCGGGTATAGGTGGGGGAGGGACAGGTTTTTTGCCTATCATCCTCGGCCGAGTGAACACCTACGGGTGCCGCCTCCCCCTGACGGATTTCTCCGCCATTCTTTATGCACTCACACGGCACTTGATACACCGTGCGGCTTATGCTTCCATCTTCATATCGTTCAGGCTCATAAGTGTAGCCAGCGCCACAACATATCTTGCATGATTTCTCATTCACAATATGGCAATCTTCATAGCCCTCAATCTTTGTCATGTGGTTGCTCCATACGTTTTAGGCATTTTTTACAGTCAACAAACTTTGGGTATGTGGTAAAATTCAATCGCTCAATTTCTGTATATCCGCACACCGTATAGTCATCGGCGTGACGGTCATCTGCTTGCGACCCGCCAGAAGCATCTACCAGCATGTGAACCTTTGTCATACTTCCCCCTTCGCGATGCGGTCTGCGGCTGCGAGGGCTTCTCTAGCCGCCGCTGCGCAATCAGCCTCCGTCACGGTATGACTTGCGTATGCTACTTCCTCCAACCCCTCCCTCAACACCTCCACCTGCCGCTTGAGGCGGGTGAGTTCTGTGTCGGTGATGCGGGCGTCATAACCCGCATGAAACGCCAAAGCTGAATCTCCACTATAAGGGTATTCTAGTTTTGTTCGGTGCGGGTTGTGAAACCATTCTATAAAAGCGTCATGTTTCGCCGATTCCACCTCGACGGGCTTTGCGGATTTCATGGCAATAGCAAACCTTGCCCCATCATCAAATGCCCTATCCACCTCCACCTTGCCTACACGGGCGCGGGCAGCTAATCGCTCAGCAAACGCTTTCCTCATCCCCGCATCTTCACAGGTTTCAATCATGCGGATTAAGAATTGTTCGGTTTCTTGTGTCATTTCTTATCTCCTATAATAGCGTTGAGGCGGGCGAGGGCTTGCACAATGCCATAGCACTCGCCGCAATCGTCATCGTCGGCGTTTGGTAAAAGCGCCTCGCAATAATCACATCTTCCGCAACGCTGATTTTCTTCCGAGTGTTCTTTGAGGTTCGCCTTCACGAGCATCGCGTATGCTTTTTGCAAAGCATCCCTAGCCTCGACCAGCGCGGGCGTGAGGGCGGCTTGGGCGGCTTGCATGATTTCATGAGCAATTGTCTCAAACAGTTCAATTTCATCGCGGCCTTCTTCAT